GAACGTTCCCGATGATGGAACGCGTTCGATGGTGTTAGATAGCCCACAGTGGAACCAAGTTTTTAACATCACAGGTCTGACTAGCCGTGATTTCGTAACTGAGGGTTCTCGTGGTGGTCTGGAAACCGGTTCGCTTCCCGCGCGTGTGTTAGGGTTCAATCCGAAACTAACCACAGAAGCGGCTGGCGTTGCCTATTTCTTTCATCCTTCCTACATGGAAATCGCAGTCCAGCGTGGGCTCGATGTTCGAGTGTTTGATAAGGGTGTTCAGGGGTGCCGATCAGAGCGTGTCAACGTCACTTTGTTGATGGGTGAGTTACAAGCATCTGACATTCGAGTAGTGACTGTCTCCTAAGAGCTGATAAACGAGATGGGCGGGGAGTCTCCTAGCTCCCTGCCCATACTTTTAAGGGAGCGTTACAATGTCTGTAATTCATAGGAATGTTACCCGCGTCATTTTAAACGCAACAGAGGTAACCCAATACACACGCACACCCAGCGGTGACCTACTCCCATTCGAACTAACCGCATCCGATAAACTGTACCTAGGGTTCTACGGGAAATTTACATCCCGCTATTTCGATTTCGATACTCTCAATGCTACTGGCACTGTCGTTAGTGTGAAGCAATGGGATGGTACTGCGTTTGTACCTGTAGAGGACGTGATAGATCAGACTGTTGGCTTTACCAGGTCTGGATTCTTATCATGGCAAAACACGGATCGATGGGAGAAAAGTGCTATCAGCCCTATCGATGATAAGGAACTCTACTGGGTAGAGGTTACCGTAAACTCTACGCTAGATGTAGGAACTACCCTACAGTCACTTGTGAATATCTTTTGTGACACAGATTTATTAAGAGCCTTTTATCCAGAAATCGTCACCGATCCAAGGTACCTGCCCACAGGTAGAGATGATTTCATGGAACAATTCATTGCAGCTAAAGATGGAATAGTCTTAAGGCTTAAACAAGACGGGATCATCCAAGATGAATCTCAAATTATTGATATAAATCAAGTGGCCGTAGCTGCAGCGAACTATACAGCGTACCTAATTCTGTTTCCCATCGCGCGTGATGAAGGCGATGAAGAAACATTGTCGCGTGCGTTTAGTGAATACAATAGGCAGCTAAACTCTTCTCACAAAAGTTTTGATCTGAATAAGAGTGGGAAGATAGATGAGAGTGAAGAAAACATTGGTACTGTCTACATTCAGCGGGGTGGTTAGTTGAGTGCCATCGTAAACGATATTATCACAGAGCTAAAGTCTATTTGTTCAACCGTGTTGGGTGCAGAGTATCAACTAGTTCCGTTTATATTCGACGTATCTAAGAATGATTCAAGGCGTTCTGAAAAGGCATTCGGTGTTAGGTCTTTATCCGGCACACCATCAGAGAGTGTCACAAAGTATTACACGGTAGACCAGGGCTTTGAGATTGTCTTAGTTGATACTATTGCCAGAACAGCTGATGATTCTCAAAGAGAAGACGTGATCGGTGTGATGTACGATAAAGCAGATGAGATCTTTAAAGAGATTGTGAACACAAAAATCAATTTAGCTGTGAATGTTTTGGTAGTGAACGGGCCTGAGTTATCAGAGCCAGAATTCTACGATGAGAATAAGTTAGTGGTTCTACGGGTTGGTATCACTGCAAAATATAGAAATATACTTAATTAAAGGGAGGCCATAAATGGCAACAGGATTGATCAAAAAGAATAGTGTTATCGGCATTGAAGAAGAAGTAACAGAGGGAACGTATCTAGCACCCACAGCGGCGACTAGTTACATGCAGCCATTAGAAGATGGATTCTCTATCTCACCAGCTAGGGAACTTTTGGATCGAGCGATCCTAAACGCTTCCCCTGGAAAGCCAACCCCGCGCCTTGGTATCAAGTCGGTAACTGCAGAATTGCCGGTAGAGTACAGGGCATCTGGTATTGAAGGTGGTGCACCTGATTTTGATAGTTTATTGAAAAGCGCATTAGGTGCGTCAAGGGCTGGTGTCACTGTAACCAGTGGAACAGGACACAGTGCAACGCAAATCAATATCGGTGATCCAGACATTGCTAATTTTTCGGTTGGCGATATCGTCTTGGTTAAACAGGCTGGTGCTTGGGAGATGCGACCTATCACGGTAGTGGATCCTTCCATCGGTACAGCTAACATTCAATTTCCATTCGCCTTAGAGAACGGTGCACCATCTGACAACGTGGTGATCGGTGCTTTTACAACCTATCTAACTGCAGCTACCGGCCACGTTCCCTTATCTCTGTCCTACTACTGGGCAGATGAAATCAGGCAAGCCCTTTCAGGCGGTAAAGTTACCAGCATGTCGATTGATAACTTCACCACTGGACAAATTGGTAGCTTCAATTTCTCGGTTGAGGGGTTGAGTTATGAGGATGAGGTAGACGGATCGGCTGGGTTTACGCCTGTATATGATTCGGCGCTCCCACCGATTCTTCTAAAAGCGTGTGTGTACTACGATGGTGTAGTGAAAGAAGTGAACACGGTTTCGCTGTCTCTCTCTAACACCCTTGGATTTATCACCGACCTTTGTAGCCCTAATGGTAGAGTTAGCTCCCGCGTCACGGATCGTGAAATTACTGGAAGTATAAATCCCTACAAAGATGACACCACTACAGAATTTTTTGACGATTGGGATCAGGGAACTGAATTTAGCTTATTCGTTTCTGCGTTCAATCCATCGGCTGTTGCTGGTGAGTTTGATCCTGGCTCGATTGTTAGCCTATGGCTGCCACAGTGCATCAATACTGAATTCAACACAGAAGATTTAGAGGGGATTCTTGTAGATGCATTGACCTTCCGGGCTACGCGTGGTGCAAATGGTGACCAGGAAGAACTATACATTGGAATGATTTAATTATGATCGTCTACCGAACTACAGATAAAATCCCGGTAAAAATGGGTGAGCACACTGTTTTGATTTCGCCGCTATCGCACGAACAGTATGCAGAGGTGACATCAAAGATGCGCTATGAGGGGGGACAGGTCGTTCAAGATCAGTCCTCCATGATAGCTGCAGCACTTCGCTTTTCTATCAAGGGGTTTAGCACTACTGCAGAAGTGACTTTTCATGATGGTAGAGATTTTGAATTAGAATGGGACGGGGATCTATTGTCTAAAGAATCACTTGATACGTTGTATCAGATTCTAGGAACAGGAACGATGGCAGTCATTGGTACAAACGTCACAGCTGGGACTATCAAAGATCTACCTATTGTTCAGACAAAGAGACAAGAAAAATCCGTACCAGTTAAAAAAAAACGTGCTTAGTCCCGTATCAGGTGCAGAGCCTATACGGATGCGTGATGCAGATATCAACGCTATCAGAGGATGAAATAGTGCAGCTGAAATCTACCCTACACGCATTGAACGATAAGCGGTTTATGTGCGGTGATTGTGTCAATTCACATGAAGGGGAACTACTACAAAAGAAACAAGCGCAGATGGCTTGTAAAGTAGATGCACATGAATACGGGCTACACACTATTCAAGACAGCAACAAGACGTTTCTCTTTAAACGCTGCATAGGTAACTACTTCAATCAGCATGTTCTCAGTTGGTTGAGTATCTATCGATCCTATGAGAAGGGTGCGCTCCCCTATTCAGGTGGCCACCAGGATCAGCCGAACAAGGCGATGGATATCATCAGCCTAATAGAAGAATCAAAAAACATTGATCAGATAAAGAGAATGGAAGATCAGAAACGTAAAATGAGGTCAATGCCGCGTGGCCGATAACACAATCGACATTCGCATAGACGTTGAAGGGAACGCTAAAAACCAGCTGAAGGTTCTAGGCACTAGTGTCAATACGTTTGAGAAGAACACCACAAAATCACTAGATGTAGTAGGTGCTGCGTTTGCTTCATTCGCTGGTAACTTAGCTGCAGCTGGTGTAGGTGCTGCGTTCAGACTGGCGGGTAGAGGTGTCTCTGAATTCACCAGCATTCTGAAACAAGGTGTAGCCTTAGCTCAGGTTCAAGAAGATGCAGTCAACAAACTAAACACCGCTCTAAAGCTTAGTGGAATATTCAGCACTGCAGCCAGTAAAGAGTTACAAGAATATGCAAGCGCATTGCAACAAACTACAAAGTTTGGCGATGAGGCGATCATTGAAACCGCTGCACTCATTCAATCCTTAGGACAGCTAGATAAAGAAGGTTTAAAAAAGGCCACTGCAGCAACACTAGATCTATCAGCTGCGCTAGGTATTGATCTAAACGCAGCGGCTCTACTTGTCGGTAAAGCTGCAGCTGGAGAGATTAGCTCATTCAGTAGATACGGTTTAATAATTAAAAAAGGTGCAGACAATGCAGAGACTTTTGCCACTGCATTAGATGCTATAAACAAAAAGTTCGGTGGTGCAGCTGCAGAACAAGTGAAAACTTTTTCAGGAGCGGTAGCGCAGCTAAGCAATACCTATGGTGACACACTAGAAACACTAGGAGAACTTGTAACAAAGAATCAGTTTTTCACAGAGGCAATCAAAATAGTGAATGGGTTCCTGTTAGAACTACAGGGAACCATCAAGGGAAATGAAGATCAATTCAGGTCACTACTGAGAAATGGACTTTTACAACTTGTTCAATTTGTTAGTCAGGCGTTACTACCGTTTTTAGAGGCGACAGAGAGAAACCTTTTAAAATTAGCTAAGGCTGCAGCTACTTTCAGGGGTTCTATAAACGTTATCGGTGCAGCATTCGGTGACAAGCAAGCACAGGCAAACGTAGAAAACGCAGCTAAGCTAGTAGTAGAT